GAACAAATAGTCTATGCAATAGCTCAGGACTCAAGCCTCTACCCAGCTCGATATAACAAGTTCACTTTGACTGAGGTTGGTAGTGGAACTCCTACTCCAGCAAATGCTGAGATAAAGCTGAGTAATGAAGGACAATGGAGATACTATGTGTACGCCAATTCTTCCAGCTCTAACGTAGACCCATCAGGGCTCTCGATGCTTGAGCAAGGGATAGTTAAAGTAGATGGAACAATAACCGCTACTCCTACTTATGTAGGAGGTAATGCAACATATGTAGTTTATGGAGAATAGTCAACTATCGATATTGAACTTTGCAGCTCAGAAAGTTCCTGATTTCAGAGAGGTCAGGGGCAAGGATTGGATTCTGTTCGGAGCTGAGGGTGAGTGGAAAAATCGCTACCCTGAGTTCTTACTTGACCTCTATCGTAGGAGCGCAAAGCATCATGCTATCATTAACTCCAAGAAAGACTATGTAGTCGGTCAAGGATGGGGCATTAACTCTGAGAATCTTGATACGCTAAGGCTCGCAGAGCTGGAGCAATTCATTAAGCATCCTAATCAATACGAGAGCCTTAATGATATCTTAGAGAAGGTAGCAATGGATATGGAGCTCTACAATGGCTTCGCACTTGAGATTGTCTACAATCAGCTTAACGATAAGATAGCAGCTATCTATCATGCTGACTTCGCAAGGTATCGGAGTAATGATGATGGTTCTATGTATTACTACTCAGAGGATTGGTCTAAGCATAATCCCGTAGTAGAGGAGATAGAGGCGTTCAATTGGAAAGAGCCTGAGGGTAAGCAATTGCTATACGTTAAGGCTTATCATCCTGATTGTAAATACTATCCTCTCCCGACTTATATGGGATGCGTAAGCTATATAGAGCTCGATGTAGAGATTGCGAACTTCCACCTCAACTCAATCAAGAATGGGTTCATGGGAGGAACTCTTATAAATTTTTACAACGGAGAACCTACTCCTGAGGAGCAAGAAGAAATTGAGAGACAAATAAAGGATAAGTTCACGAATACGGATAATGCTAATTCAATAGTATTAAACTTCTCAGATTCTAAGGAGAGAGGAGCTGAGATTCAGCAGCTTAACGGGAATGATTTTGATAAGCGTTTCGAGATTCTAAACCGCACCGTTCAGAAAGAGCTATACGCTGGACATCAAGTGGTAGACCCAGCTCTATTCGGAATTAAGGAGGATGGTCTATTCACATCAAGAGGTCAGCTTATTGATAGCTTCGAGCTCTTCCAGAATACCTATGTGAATGGACGGCAGCAGATAATTGAGAGAGTATTCAACGAACTTGCGTCTCTTCAAGGATTCGAGGAGAGGTTATTCATCAAAGATACAGAGCCTATCAGCGTTCAGTTCTCAGAGGCTACCGTAGTATCAGTTATGACTAATGACGAGATACGTGAGAAGGTAGGACTTGAGGTAGTAGAAAAAGAAGAGGCTGGAGATGATGGCAAAGCTAAGGATGCTCAGGCAACTCTCAAGGGCTCAGTAGGTGGAGTATCGGGAATCATTACTCTACTTCAAAATGTGAAACAAGGATTGGTAGCAGCTGGTTCAGCTATCTCAGTATTGACCGAGCTCTACGGCTTTACGCCTGAGATGGCAAGAGCTACAGTCTACGGGGATGAATTGCCTGAGGATGTATCTGAGGAGCTTCGAGCAATAATATCTCAAGGCTTCTCTTCTGAGGATGATAGAGAGGAGTATCTTGAAGCTCTGATAGCAGCTGGTTCAGATAAGTATGAGGTTTGCTCAGAGGCTCGGTCATTTGACTTCTCAAGTATCAGCTCGAACGAAGAGGCTATTATGAGACAAGCTCAGAGCCTCAAGTATTGGTTCAGTTCTATCGGAGCAGTAGAGAGCGCAATCCTTGAGATATTAAGCAAAGACCCACTAACTCCATACCTAAGTATTAGCCGTTCTCTGAACCTTTCTGTTGAAAGGGTTACTCAAGCTCTTGAGACTCTTGTAACTGAGGGAGCAATTAAGATAGAGATATCAGAGGTACTCGATTCGACTCAGCGTTCCACTACGGTTACTCCAAAGGGAGAGAAGATAATTGAGGAGGTAGAGCCGATGGAGGAAGTCTACGAGATTCGTTATGTATATGGTTTGAGAGATAATGCTGGAGCTGAGCTTGTTATTTCAACGACTCGAGATTTCTGTAAGAAGCTATGTAAGGTAACCGCTGGAGTAGATGAGAGAACCGAAGAGCAAGAGAACGGAGAGCTCGGTGGCAATAAGACTTGGGACTTAAAGGATATCATAAACATGGGAGTCAAGGCTGACCGAAATGTATGGCAGAGAGGCGGTGGATATTGGGGTAAGAATTACCATTGCCGACATGAATGGAAGCAAGTAATTGTTAAAGCGAAGAGATAATGGCAAACGTATTATTCATATCAGAGGCGTTCGTAAAAGACAATACTCTCCTCCATGAGAATATTGACTTTAAGTTCATTCGTCCCGTTATCATTCTGAGTCAAGATATACATCTTCAGCCTAAGCTGGGAACGACTATGTATAATGAACTCAAGACTCAGATTATTGGTAGCACTTTAACGGCTGCAAATACTACTCTTCTGAATGATTATATCCAGCCTATGTTACTTTATTGGGTTCAAGCAGAAGCTCCGTCAGCTATCAGCTATAAGTTCCTGAATAAAGGCGTAATGCAGCAGTCATCTGAGAATAGTCAGACGGCTTCTCTTGATGAGATTAACTTCATATCTCAGAAGTATAAGGATAAGGCAGAATGGTACACCGAGAGGCTCGTAAGTTTTCTCCTTGAGAACTCTTCTGATTACCCAGCTTATGCTAACCCTGATGATGGGCTTGATGTTATCCAGCCTGATACTCGAGTATTCACTACGGGAATCTACTTAGGGCGCAGACCAAACTATACCAGCTTAAAGGACAAATATGAGTCGAAACGCTAATCTCAAGAATCAGCGAAAGCTTAAAAGATATGTACACTCTCAATCAAATATTTCAACTAATCGAAACGGAAGCGAATGCTCACCAGCAGATAGCTCAGTACGGTCAGGGAGATGTATGGGAGATTCAACCAAAGGAGCTTGATTACGTTGTCCTTTGGGCAATAGAAGATTCTGCTTCTGTATCAGATAGAACTCTGACTTATGATATCAGGCTAATCTGCATGGATAGGGTTCTCCCAGCTGAGGAGAATGAGGAGGAAGTCCTTAGCGATACGCTTCTGATTCTTCTTGACTTTGTAGCATACTTTCGTCAGCTCCATACAGAGGGAGTAACCATTCAACCATCAGTATCATTCGACCCATTTACGGAACGATTTGATGATAAGGTAAGTGGTCATTCTTGTGTTCTTAGCTTGACTCAATCTTACAATTATAACAAGTGTCAAATACCAATTTAATATGACTTACGACCAAAGAATATCGGGCTCTAAGGGTTCAAAACTACTAACGGGAACGGGAGCTCATGGCTCTCTCGGAGCTTACTGCTTGATAGCTCAGGAGGATACTACATTCTCAGCTTTCGCAGTAGGTGGAGTCGGCTCTCTTGCTGCTTATGGATTAGATTCCTCAGCAGTATTAAAAGCTGGTTCTCTGATAACCGTTCCTGAGCAGAGCTCAATTACATCTATTACTCTTGCATCAGGCTCAGTAGTAATCTACAACGGATAAGCTATGCCATCTTTATTCAATCGAGTAGGGACATCTTTTAATAAAGCTGGAAGAGGAGGAGGTGCGGCTGGAAATCCTGACTTCGTTGCCACATGGAATGTAGCAAGTGATGGTGATAGCATCACGTTGCCGTTACGACCAGCAGGTACATATTCAGGGACAATTGATTGGGGAGATTCCTCAAGTTCAAGTCTAAGCTACGCAAATAGAACGCATACATTTGCAACTGCTGGAATTTACACCATTACGCTTAGCGGTACGATGGTCGGATTCGTTTTTAATAATACTGGTGATAAAACAAAACTTCTTGATGTTTCGAATTGGGGTGATTTAACGCTTGATTATTCAAGGGGATTTTTCGGATGTTCTAATTTTACTATCTCGGCAACAGATGCACCAATTGTGACATCAACTTCTTTTGAATACTTCTTTTACAATTGTCATTCTTTGGGAACTCCTGATTTAAGTGGTTGGGATGTTTCAACCGCTACTGCATTTAATCACGCTTTCAGAGCAAATGGTCTAAACCCAATCATTGACGGATGGATACACTCAGGCGTAACAAATGTCGCTCAAATGTTTAACGGAAATTCTGCTTGGAATAGAAGTTTAGATGGTCAAGATTTTTCAGGCGTAACTACTGCCTATGAGATGATGCGTAGTTGTACTTCGTTCAATTCTTCAGTTGCAAATTTATCGTTTGGAACTAATTGTAATTTATACGGCATGATGCAAAGTTGCACGAAATTTACGGGAACAGGTTTAGATTCTTGGGATACTTCGAATGTTGCAGGTTTCAATAGAACTTTTAGTGGCTGTACAAAAATGAATGGTGATATAAGTGGCTTCGACACTTCAAATGCAACCGACTTTCGATATATGTTAAATCAATGTGATGCGTTTCGGGGTGCTATGGATGGTTGGGATATCAACCAAGGGAATTTGCAGGCTTTCATGAATGGAGCAACGGGTATCACAACGGCTAATTATGATGCTTTGCTAATCGCTTGGGATGCTCAAGGAGCTATGTCTTACTCAGGGACTGTTAATTTCGGTGGAAGTAAGTATACAAGTGGAGGCGCAGCAGAAACTGCACGAACAAGTCTAATCTCTAAGTGGGGAGGAATCACAGACGGAGGAGCAGCTTAAAACAAATAAGATGAACGAAATAAAATACCCATCAGTTAGAACCTACTATATCTGTTTCGATAACGAGCGAACAGAAGTCAAGTCTTATGGTTGGGTTGACCCAAACCAAGTCTTCAATACGATTTGGATATTCGATGAATTTACAGATGAGGCGCAATGGATAGCTGAGTTAGCAGAGTGGGGTATCATTCCTGACATAGACGAACAAGGAAACTTAGTTTTATAATGGAAATTCTACTCGAAGCTCTTACCTCATTCGGTCTCTCAGGAGTCATCTTAGGTATCCTTTTATACTATCTAAACAAGCTGACCGATATACATCGAGACGAGCGCAAAGAATGGAACGATGCTAATAACGACCACGTAGATAAATTCGCTGATGTCATCTCCAATAATACGAGAGCACTAACAGAAATGAAAGGTGAGCTCAAGGAGAATAGATGTAAAATGAAATAACATGGCAAAGAAGAAAAGCAAAGCGGTAGGAGCTGCTATCAAGCTTATCAAGAAATGGGAGGGTTTTATGCCTGAGGCATACTTATGTCCAGCTGGAGTCCCTACTATTGGCTACGGCTCTACATTCTACGAGGATGGAGAGGAGGTCAAGATGACTGATGAGAAGATTGACCGAGATAGAGCTCAGGAGATTCTTATCAGCCATGTCAAGGATGTAGAGGCTCAGGTCAGGAAAGTCTTGAAACATGAGTTAAGTCCTAACCAGCTGGGAGCTCTAATATCGTTTACTTACAATCTCGGTATCGGGAATCTCAAGAGGAGTACCATGCTCATCTTAATCAATAACGACCCATCAAATCAGAACATTGAGAGAGAGATGAAACGCTGGGTTAAATCAGGAGGTAAAGTCCTCAACGGATTGGTAGCAAGAAGAGCAGAAGAATCTGAGCTTTACTTTGCATAGCATCCTATCGTATTTCATTAAGGAGTATTGGATGGTTGCGGCTGCTTTGGTGGTTGGAATCTTACTCGGAGCTCGTGGATGCGGAGAGCCTGAGCCCGAAACTATCACTATTGAGAAGCTCGTTCCTACGGTAGAATACGTGGAGAGATGGAAAACTGACTCCGTTAGATATGTCTCTAAGAGCATAATAGAAACTTTTGATACAATCCTATCAGAGCAAATAGTTATGCGCTTAGATACGCTTATATTGATTGATACAGTTAAAATAGTAGAGGCATGGCTCTCTGAGAAGCTTAATTATGACACTATTGCTCAGTTTAAGCGTAGTTCAGTCCGAGTCAGCTGGAGCAATTATCAGAACCAATCTGAGAGGCTTCAGATATCTCTGAGCTCATCTCCTGAGAGGCTACGAATAGGGCTCTACGCTCGAGGTGGAGTAATAAGTGATTTCAAGAGCTCTACATCTCCCGTTATTGGAGGAGGGATTCTGTTCTCGCATAAAAGATTTATGTTTGGAGTGGATTACGGATATAGTATTAACCATCAAATCAGTGGAACATTAGGATACCAACTATGACATATCACGAGAACCAAGGAATACGAGAAGCAATTGATAGATATCTCAAGAAGAACGCCTCTCGTCAGGCTAATCTTGGAGTAGAATCTACTACCGAAGAGAGAGCTCAGGCTGCTAAGGAGTGGGAGAATGACCTCATGGAAATAGCAAGGCTCGATACTGAGTTCGCATATCAAGTTCATGCAGAGAATGACTGAGCAAAGACCGAGATTAAGCGGTAACCGATTAGCTGCTTTCAATAATCTAACTGCTCAGGAGAGGCGCATCTTAGTTATCGGAGACCTCCACGAACCATTCTCTCTTGAGGGCTATTATCAGCATTGCGTTGATACATATCAGAGATGGAATTGTAATCAGGTAGTATTCATCGGAGATAT